TTTTTATGCACACACAAAGGGTGTATCATATTTTGATACAATAAAACCAATATTGACTTGGACAGAATCAATGTATAAATTTAATTTAAAGTACGTTGATAAACTCGATACTATATTAAAAAACTATTCTACTGCTGGTTGTTTTAAAATTACTAATTTTGAACATTGGGATTTAAGAGATGATAATACTAAAGTAAATTGGCCAACAACTGCAGATAAACTAAAATATGTAGGATGGCATTATTCAGGAACTTTCTTTTGGGTTAACAATAAAAAATTATTTAGTAATAGTAAATGGAATGATGTTGATGGTTTATATAACGACCCACATCGACATGGAGTTGAAATGTATTTTGGTCATGTATTTAATGAAATATCTGGATTTGAAATACTAACATCTAATCAAAGACATTTGTATCAACAAGAGAATTGGGATTATATAAATAAAAATGAGAAAAAATTAATTAATCCATGGCTAACTTGATATATATTTATATACAGTCAAGTGGTGATAACTCGGGTAACCAATCCTGAAAGACCTAACCCACCACAATAAGACTATAAACTATGGGAGGCATTCAATACAGAATGTCTTACTTTATTTGGGAGGCATTTTTTTATGCGAGTATTGATAACAGGAATAACAGGTTTTGTAGGAAGTCACATGGCTGACTATCTATTAGATAATGTAGATGACGTGGAAGTATATGCACTCAAACGTTGGAGAAGTAACCACGAAAATATAGAACATCTAATAGGACATCCCAAAGTAAAATTATATGAATGTGATTTACTTGATAGAAGTAGTCTCAACATGGTAATTCGTGATTCTAAACCTGATGTTGTTTATCATTTTGCAGCTCAAAGTTTTCCAGAAACAAGTTTTCAATTACCTGTTCAGACACTAACTACTAATGTTATAGGAACTACCAACCTATTAGAAGAATTAAGATTAGCAAAAGATGATGGTATTTGTAATCCTTTGATTGTAAGTGTATCTTCATCAGAGGTTTATGGTAATCCAAAGAGAGAAGAATTACCGATGACCGAGTCTCAACCATTAAGAGCTGCTAATCCATATTCTATATCTAAGGTAGCACATGATTTTATTTCAGAATACTATCACACTGCTTATGATATGAAAGTTATCATAACAAGAATGTTTAGTCACGAGGGTTCACGTAGAGGTAAGATGTTTGCTCTATCGTGGTTTGCACACCAAGTTGTACAGAATGAAAAGGGTAACGGAGATGGTTATATCAGACATGGTAATTTAGATTCCGTTAGAACTTATAGTCATATTGATGACGCTGTACATGCATATTGGTTGGTAAAGAAAAAAGGTAGAGTTGGACAACGATATAATATAGGTGGAGACTACACCTGTACAGTTGGTGATGCACTAAATATGTTGATTAGTAAGTCTACCAAAAAGGGTTTAGAGCCTTTACTTGACCAAGATAGAGTTAGACCAACTGATATTACCTTACAAGTACCTGATACAAGTAAGTTTAGAAAAGAAACTGGATGGGAACCAACGAAAGGTTTAGAAGAAATATGTGATGACCTTTTAGATTATTGGAGAGAAAAGTTATGATTAAAGATTTAAAAGTATTTGAACCAGAAGCTTGGGAAGATTTTAGAGGAGATATTTATACCACTTGGGATAGTGAAGAATATCCAAAACTAAATTGGAGATTTGATAAATTTTCTCACTCAAGAAAAAATACAATACGAGGGTTACATGGAGATTTTGAAACATGGAAACTTATCAATTGTGTTTATGGTAAATTTTATTTGATAGTTGCAGACAATAGAGAAGATTCACCAACTTACAAAGATTGGGATTGGTTTGTACTATCAGCAGAAAATAGAAAACAAGTTTTGGTTCCACCAGGTTGTGGAAACGGGCATTTTGTTTTAAGTGATGATTGTACATTTCATTATAAGTTAGCATTTGATGGTGACTATAATGACATCGACAAGCAATTCGTAATTAAATGGGACGATGAGATGTGGGGATTTGAATGGCCACATAATAAACCCATATTATTTGGGAGGGACAGATGATAAGAGGACAAGAAAGTATACAGAGAGCAGACGATAAGTCTTTTTTAATAGACTTTGAAACTGAAATAAAAGAAATATATGAGGATGGTAAAATTACTGCACCAGTTCATTTGAGTGGTGGGAATGAAGACCAACTGATAGAAATTTTTAAAGACGTAGACAAAGATGATTGGGTTTTTAGTAGTTGGAGAAATCATTATCATGCGTTACTACATGGTATTCCAAGAGAGACGCTAAAAGATTTAATTGTACGTGGTAAAAGTATGAGTGTTTATTCTACAGAACCTAAGTTTTATTCCTCATCAATTGTTGGTGGAATCATACCATTGGCTCTTGGAACTGCACAAACACAAAAGTTAAGTGGTAGTAAAAACAAGACTTGGTGTTTTATTGGAGACATGACATTTGAAAGTGGATTGTTTTATGAGGCACATAAGTATGCAACTAACCTTGATTTACCATTACAATTTGTGGTCGAGGATAACAATATGAGTACAAACACACCTACTGATGAAACTTGGGGTGGTAAACGAGAAGTACCTGAAAATGTAATATATTATAAATACGAACGTGAGTATCCACATCATGGTACTGGCAATTGGGTTTTATTTTAGGAGTTATGATGAAATACAAAGATGAATTAATAAATAGTATGGAATGGTTGGGTCAACAAGACGACACTATCTTTATGGGTCAATCTGTAAAATATAGTGGTAATGCAATCTATAATACTTTAAGCACTTTAGACGATAGTAAGAAAATAGAAACACCAGTCTTTGAGGAAATACAAATGGGTATGAGTGTTGGAATGGCACTTGAAGGACATATCCCAATAAGTTGTTTTCCAAGATTTGACTTTTTAATGAGAGCAATGGATTCTTTGGTAAATCACCTTGATAAAATGCAAGAAATGACTGAGGGTAATTTTAAACCTAAAGTTATCATGAGAACATCAATAGGTGCAAAACATCCTTTGAATGGTGGTATCCAACACACACAGGACTACACCCAAATATTCAAAGACCTATTAAATGAAGTTAATGTTGTATTGTTAAATGAACCTGAAGAGATATTACCAGCTTTCCAAGACGCTTATCATGGAGAGGGTTCTTCACTTATTGTAGAGTGGGGTGATTACTACAATGAAAAGTAAAATCAACCTAAATGGTAAGAACATATTAATTACTGGTGCTAATGGTATGATTGGATACCAATTAACAAAGTTATTACTTGATAATTATAATTGTGTATTAACTCTGTCTGATATACATGGAAAATCAAGATTCAAATGGCCACAAGAAAATACATTTTATCATAGTGTTGATTTAAGAACCATGAAAGATTGTTATCACATATGTCAAGACCAACACATTGTGTTTCATCTTGCAGGAGTAAAGGGTAGTCCTAAGAGTGCATTGACCAATCCAGCAAGATACTTTATACCAATGTTACAATTCAATACTAATTTATTGGAAGCTGCAAAACGTTGTTCTGCTGATTGGATTCTAAACACAAGTTCGGTAGGGGTGTATGCTGAGTCAGAACGTTTTGTGGAAAGTGACGTGTGGAAAACATTTCCATCTAAAAACGATTGGTATCCTGCATGGGCTAAACGTATGGGTGAATTAGTTTTGGATTGTTACAGAGATTCAGATGGTGGAAAGTGGACAAGTTATACGAGTGTTAGACCTGCAAACGTTTATGGTCTTTATGATAATTTTGGGCCTGATTCTATGGTGATTCCGTCAATCATAAAAAAAGGACACAAGTCAAGAGTTATAAGAGCTTGGGGTGACGGAACTCCTGTTAGGGATTTTATCAATTCAGAGGATGTAGCTAGAGGTATGATACATCTTGTTGAAAATAAAGTAAATGACGTGGTTAATCTTGGAAGTGGACAAGGATTTAAAATAAAACAAATTGTCGATACAATTGCAGCATACTATGGTAAAAAAGTTGAGTGGATGGGTGACGAAAAAAATAAAGGGGATAACATTAGATTAATGGATACAACTTTAGCAGAAAGTTATGGTTTTAAACCAACAAAAAATCTAAAGGATGGTATCAAAGAAACAATAGAGTGGTATTTAAAAAATGAAAACAGTTCAAGAAGTAAAAGCAATACATCAAAATAATATACAAAAACACTATGAAAAAGAATATCGTAGATTTGGTTCTATGATAGAAAATTTCGGTGATGACCAAATAAAGATAGATAACAAAGAATGGTCTATCAAATACAGAGATGAAGTCCGTAGGATGTTAGATGATAAAGAATTGATATCATATGATAAATCTGAAGACTTGGAGAATTTACATTCTAAGTTAGACCAAGAATTAATAAACTACGATATAGACCATGGCATATCTGAAGTAGGTAGATTGTTTTATGAGACCGATGATAAATTTATAAATCTATATCATGAGTGGTTAAAACATTTGTATGAAGATGTTTTCAGATTTGATTTTTATTTTCAAGAAACACCTACATTTAGATTTCATTTTCCTGATGCGGATGAGTATGGTGCAACACATTACCCAAGATATCATTCTGATGTACAATATGGACATTCACCACGAGAGATAAATTTGTGGTGGTCTTTGACTAAAAACAAAAGAAGTGGATTACGAATTATGGGTATAGATAAATCATTGAGATGGTATTCTGCTTATGGATTTAATTTTGATAAATTTATAGAAATGTCTTGGAGTGCAAATAGTATATTTAATGACTATGGTTTTTTAGAATCTGATGAATTAAAAATTACAAATGATGAATTATTTGTATTTGATTCAAGATGCATACATACTGGCGAGTCAAGACAACATGATGATGATTACACAACAAGGATATCTTTAGATGTTAGAATTATACCTGTAGAAGATTATGAATGGAAAGTTCTCGATGGTAGACCATTGTATAGAGGTAAAGGTAGAATGGGTGCTGAATTTAGACCAGGTGGAAAGTTCGGATATCACAAAAGTAGTATAAGAGATTTGATAGATGTTTGATGTATGGATTCATAACAATTGTTTACTTTCTGATGTAGAAAAGGAATACAGAGACAAAAACTTTTTACAATCCATATTTGACGAATTGTTTGAATTGGTAGAAGACCTTACCGATAATATTCATGTTACAATTAGTGGTGAACCACGATACCTAAAAATAAAAGATGAAGTTCATGTACATCAATTAGATAAAAAACAAGGATGGCCTTGGTGTGAAATAGAACCAATAAAATATATAAAAAATTATTACAAAGATAAACCAAATACAAAAATATTATATTTAAACAATTTTGGGGTCGTTCAAGGAGATGGTGATTTACATACGATTAGAAAAACAATCTCAAGTACTTTAGTTTCTAATCATAAAAAATGTTTAGAATTACTAAATGATTCTGATATGGTTGGGATGAATATGCACGGTCAATTTGGAAACTTTCAAGCTAATATGTGGTATTGTAATTCAGAACACATTAAAAAAGTTCCTATACCAAATCATGTAGAAGAATTACAAACGTTAGATTATTCACCAGAATCATTGACTGCTTTTCCAGCTGAAAAAGTAATCTATGATTTAATTGGTTACTTTGACCATGATATTGGACAATGGTGGAAAAAAGATGTAGAAGTAAAAGAAAGAAAACATGAAGGTCATTGGCCTGGTGGTTGGTAAATTTAAAGAGGAAAGAATATGAAAATATTAGTTACAGGTAAAAGTGGTTTAATAGGTAGTAATTTATTAGATAGATTATTAAAAGATGGTTATGATGCTATAGGTACATCTACAAAAGATGGTGACCTAAGAGATAGTGATTATTGTTTAGAAGTAACAAAAGGTGTTGATGTTGTATTTCATTGTGCTGCAAATACTTCAGGTGCTCATGTTATGCAAAATTCACCTTTATCTCACGTCACACCTAATGTTATAATGAACGCAAATTTAATGGAAGCTTGTTATGTGAATAAAGTTAAGAAGTTTATTTTTATGTCAAGTAGTGTGGTGTATTCATATACAGCTGAAAAACCAAACAAGGAAGATGAATTTACTTTTGGTGATATATATAAATCTTATTATGCAGTAGGGTGGATGAAAAGATATACTGAACACCTATGTGAAATGTATTCTACTTTTTTGAATCCAACTATGCAATGTATAGTTCTCAGACCAGCTAATATTTATGGGCCTGGTGATAAATACGATGAAAGGTCACACGTTTTACCTGCCACAATTATGAAAGTTGTTAATAGAGAAAAACCACTTGTAGTGTGGGGTGATGGAGAGGATGTAAGAGATTTTATTTACATAGATGACTTTGTTGACTCTTGTGTTGAAGTTATGAATAAGGTTGATGAATATACAATATACAATGTCGGTAGTGGTAAAGGTACAACTGTAAATGAAATATTACATCATTGTCAGACCATAGAAAATCATTTAGTTACACCTGTTTATGATGAAACAAAACCATCAATGATACCAATAAGATTGTTAGATGTTTCAAAGATAAAAGAGGAAATAGGGTGGGAAGCAAAAACAAGTATCAAAGATGGTTTACGTAAAACTATAGAATGGTATAAGGAACAATTATGTTAGATGAATTTAATAAATTAGGTTTTCATACAATACATAATTTTTTTGATGTTAATTTAATCAACAAAATAATAAAGGAAACAAATCCGTTATTTGAACATACGGACTCTGATTCTAATATTTTACAAGTACATGAAAAGGCTCCATCAATTAAAGAAATAATTTTTGATGAAAGACTTAATGAATTGGTTACAAAAATTTTAGGTAAAAACGAACCCGTACAAACTCAATGGAGATTTAAACCACCAGAGGGAAATGGGTTTCCATATCATCAAGATGATTTTTGGACAAGAGCTGGTCATGGAAATTCAATCAATGTTTTAGTTCACTTTGAAAAAACAAATGAATTGAATGGATGTATAAAAGTTTTACCTGAAAGTCACAATCCACCATTTCATTCAGATGGTGTTTCTTTAAATTGTGATAAGGGTGATATTACCATATTACATAATCATCTAATACATTGGTCAGATAAAAACACATCATTGGATTGGAGAAGAAATCTTTTGGTGATGTATGTCAAAAATAATATAGATTACATTAGAGGGGAGAATGCAAAAAGAAAAACCATTCAGAAGACTTAGGGAATATTCAAAAAAAGATTTATTGGATATGGTCTTTGAATCTTTAGACGAACATTATTATCAACATGATGAGTTGCTTCCACGTGACATGGATGCAAGACTTAGGAATAATTTTTGTTGGGCATTTCATGGGGGTATGGTTTTTCATTGGAAATCTATAGATAGATGTTTTGATAAGTTTTGGACTCCTGAAAAGAAAGTAATATTCATGTATTCTTATGAGGGTCATTCTATGTTTGAAAAAGTAAAAAGGTCACCTAATGATTCAATTAATTGTTTACATAAATATTATCAAGAAAAAAATTATTCTAAAGAACAATATGAATCAACTTATTTTTTAAATGGTGATAATAATTTAAAACAAAGATATGATGAATGGTTTAGTGGTAAGGATTATCCATATAAGTTCAATGTCGTATCTTGGAACTTTTGGTATTCTGCTACTAAAAACGACATAGTTTTTGAATTTGAAAATGGAAGACCAGACTATGATTGGGCACCCAAAAATTACGAAAGATTTAAAGTTATTGGTCGAGAACAATTTGAATTTGAATCTCTGAGTACAAGGAAACCAAGTAAAGATTTTTTAAGCCTAAATGGTATTAGTAAACAGAATAGAGATTTATTTTACGATAATTTTAAAGACATGAATTGTTATTTAAGTTATTTACATAAAAATATCAGTTTAGATGGTATGGGAATAAACTACACTTCGGCTCCATCGGTTGATAGATTAAATAAGTTTCATTACGATTCTTACTTTTCAGTTGTTAGTGAGGGTGGTAATGAAAATAACACGTTCTATAATGATTCACTTCATAATATAAAAACCCATAATCTTTTTATAACTGAAAAAACTTGGAGACCAATACATACTGGTCATCCGTTTATAATAAGTGGTAATCCAGGTACTCTTAAGATATTAAGAGAATGGGGATTTGAAACATTTCCTGAAATATTCGATGAATCATATGATGAATATCATGGCAAACAAAGAGATAAGTTCATCGTATCAGAAGTCGAACGTGTTTGTAAATTAGATTCTAAACAAAAACATGATTTATTTAAAAGTGTAGAAGAAAAAGTAATACACAATCAAAATCATTTTTTTGAAAACGATAGGCCAGTAGAAGAATGTATAAAACAATTATAAGTAACGTATGGAATGAAGAGTATTTATTGCCTTGGTGGTTAAATCATCACAAGGATTTGTTTGACCATGGCATAATAATGGACTATCAAAGTACAGATAGGTCGGTAGAAATAATAAAAGACATATGTCCAACTTGGGAAGTTGTAACACCAACAAATCCTCATGATTTTTCCGTTATGAATAACGAAGAAAATTTTAAACATATTGAAGAAAGAGTTGATGGTTACAAGTGTATATTAAATACTACTGAATTTTTATTCCATGAGGACTTTCACCAATACGTTGAGGACTTTGATAAGACGGACTATAATGGTTTTGGACTAATACCGATATCAATGGTAGACCCAAGCGATAATTATGATGAAGAGTTAGACCACAATATTCCATTGCCTGTACAAAAACATCATGGATTTTATGAAGATGATTTAAGTACAAGTGCTGTATATGAGGATGGAAACAATCCAAATCAAAATTTATTACCAGATAGTTATCCATGGAGAGGACGTAGACTTGTACATAAATCATCCTATGGTCAATATGAACCTGGCAGACATCATAATCATTTAAATAATGTTTTGAACGATGAAAGTGATATTTATATGTTGTGGTATGGTTTTAGTCCTCGAACAAATAAAATGGTTCAGAGAAAGTCTCAAATTAGAGATAGGGTTCCGTTTGATGACCAAAAAGAAATGAGAAGTTTTCATCATCTATGGTCAAGTGATGCTATAAAAGGGTGGATGGATTTTTTATATGATACATCGCAGGGTAGTTATTCAATTGAAAAAAATAAACATAATATAAATTTGAAAGAAGATATTAGGTTAGGAAAGATTTATGAAAAGTTATACGTATGATATTGAAAAGTATGATTTTAAAAATTGTTTAGTAAGGAGATTTGCATATCCACTTGAAATGTTATATCAAGGAGTTGAAGATTCCGAAAAAGAACACACTATAAAAACAGAACAATATACAAAATGGCATAATGAGTATTATAGAGATATAGAAAATTCTGATTTTTTTCACTGCTTTGAAAAATTTGTTCGTACGGAAATTCCTAAGTTTTTTAATAACGAATCGTTTGTATATCAAAGGGTTCCTACATTTAGGGTTCAACATCCAAATAACTTATCTGTAGCACATTGGCATAAAGATAAAGATTATTCACATTCAACCGATGAGATTAATTTTTTCTTACCAATGACACGTGCAGAAAATACAAATACAGTATGGGTCGAGAGTGAACCAAATAAAAAAGACTTCAAACCGATGGAAGCTAAATATGGTGAGTATGTGGTATGGGATGGTGCAAATTGTAAACATGGTAATAAAAAAAACAAAGAAGGATATACAAGGGTTAGTGTTGATTTTAGAGCCATGACATACGAAAATTATTTAAAACATGAAGAGGTTGTGTTGAGAGAAAATAAAGTTAGTGTAACTGTTGGAGTGAGAATGTTACTTGGAGAATACTACCAGAAAGTATGAATATATTAATAACAGGAGTTGGTGGGCTATTAGGTTCTAATTTTTCTAAATTCTTATTGGACAATACAGAGTATAATGTTATTGGTATAGATGACTTTAGTGGTGGGTATAGAGATTTTGTAGACAATCGTGTTAAGTTATACAATATTGATTTAAAAGAACCAATAAACATAGAGGAAAAGATTGATTATATTTTTCATTTTGCAGCATTTGCTGCAGAGGGACTATCACCTTTTATCAGAAACTATGTTACTAAAAATAATGTTGAAACTTCAAATCAAGTAATTAACTTCGCTATAAATAATTCAGTAAAGAAAGTTATATTTACGTCATCGATGGCAGTTTATGGTAGAGGTAAAGCTCCGTTCGATGAGAATGATATTCCGAACCCAATTGACCCTTATGGTGTAAGTAAATTAAGTACAGAAATAGATTTGAGGTGTATGAAAGAACAATTCAATATTGACTATTGTATTATCAGACCTCATAATGTTTATGGTATACAACAAAACATATGGGATAGGTATAGAAATGTATTGGGAATATGGATGAGAAAGTTGTTGAATAACGAACCAATAACTGTTTTTGGTGATGGATTACAACGTAGGGCTTTTACTTATATTGATGATATATTACAACCATTATTGAATAGTATTGATTCAAGGACTAATGGACATATTATAAACTTAGGTGGTATTTATCCAATTAGTTTAGTCGCTGCTGCTAATATATTAAAAGACATTGTTGGTTTTGGTGAACCTATAGAATTTTTAGAAAAAAGACACGAAGTTCATCAGGCATTTTCAACTTATGATAAGAGTGTCGAATTATTAGATTTTAGTCATAAAACAGATATAAAAGATGGTTTGACTAAAATGTGGGAGTGGGCAAAAAATCAACCTGAAAGAGAAGTAATCAATTTTGATTATGAAGTAGAAAGGGGATTGTATGAATTTTGGAAGAACTGAGTTAGATAATTTTGATGTTGATAATGCATGGGATATAATTGATTTGTTCGAACAGAAGATAGCAAACTTTTGTGGTTCACCATATGCAGTATCTGTAGATAATTGTACTAATGCATTATTCCTTTGTTTAAAGTATATTGATAAACCACAGACAATAACGATTCCAAATAGGACTTATGTTTCAGTTCCAAACACTATATTAAATGCTGGTTATAAGGTAAAGTTTGAAGACTTTGAGTGGAGTGGTAATTATCTTTTACGTCCTTTGGA